CGCCCGAGCTGCTGCAAATGTTGCAAGAAGTCGTCAATAAAAATCTTTTGAATGGCGCAATGTTAAAAGATGCCCGCGCCGTCATTGCCAAAGCCACAGGGGAAACAAAATGAGCACACCAGAATCGCTGAGAGATTACTTCGCAGCCCAGGCAATTACCTATTTTCTTGAACAGACGACCGACCGTGATGCTATTAATGCCGACATGGAGTGGGAGGAAATGGTTGCCACTCAATGCTACATGCTGGCCGATGCAATGATGGCTGAGAGGGGGAAAAAGTGAATCCGGCGCAATTATTTGAACTGTCCGAAGCGTGGTTGCAAGCCAAGGAAGCCGAGCGCATGGCAGTGGAAGCGCGTCGCGCTGTTGAGGATCAGCTGATTGCAGGCTTAAAAATTGGCGAGCAAATGGAAGGCACATTCAACGCCAAGACCATCATGGGCCACCAGATCAAGATCACCGGGCGGCTTACTCGCAAAGTCGATGCCGAAAAGGTGCAAGAGCTGGCTGCCGAGCATGGCCTGACCGAACACTTGTCAAGCCTGTTCCGCTGGAAACCTGAAATTAACCTCACGGCGTGGAAGGCCACCGCGCCGGAGATTACGGTGTTATTGGCCGATGCAATTACCGTTTCAGCTTCACGCCCGTCGTTTTCAATCACACTGGAGAAATAACATGGCATTTCTTGAACACGCAATCAGCCTCGACGACCTTCCCGAATCTACTGGCGATGGCGAATTTAAGCCTCTGCCTGCTGGCTGGTATCAGGTCACCATCAACAAGGCCGAGCTGCGCAATACCAAAGATGGCACCGGCCAATATATTGCCGTTCGCTATGACGTGACCGGCCCGACTCATCAGGGGCGCGTGGTGTTCGGCAATATCAACATCAAAAACAAGTCGGAAAAAGCAGAGAGCATTGGCCGAGCACAGCTTGGTGAGTTGATGCGTGCGCTGGGTCTGTCGAAGCTGACCGACACCGATCAACTGATCGGCGGCAGTCTGTCTATCAAGTTGGATGTGCGCGATGCCCGCACAGATGAAGCCACCGGCAAAACTTATGAGGCCAGCAACGACGTAAAGGGGTTCAAAGCTTCCGGCGATGCCATGCCAGCCAGCGCCATTCCTTCATTTTCAAAGCCTGCCGCTACTGCATCGAAGGCCGAAGGTGCTGCGCCTCCTTGGGCAAAAAAGTAACGGGTAAAAAAATGCCCCGGCCACACGGTCGGGGCAAAACATTATCCACAGACTGGAGACTACTTTGCAACAATACACCATCGCAGAACTAATTGACAAGTCCCATGAAGCCCGCCAGGAACCTCCACGTCCTCACCTTGGCGCGTCATTGTTGGGCCACCCTTGCGACCGTTGGTTGTGGTTGTCGTTTCGCTGGGCGGTGCAGGAAAAGTTTCCAGGGCGAATCCTTCGCCTGTTTAGGCGCGGCCAACTCGAAGAGCAAACGCTAGTCAGCGACCTGCGCGCTATTGGCATCGACATTCAACGCACTGGCAAAACACAGAGTCGCGTGGATTTTGGCTGTCATGTGTCTGGTTCCGTTGATGGCATCGCAGAGTGTGGCGTTCCGTTTGGCGATGGCAAGCGGTACGTGGTGGAGTTCAAAACGCACAGCAAAAAGTCTTTTGAGGAAGTGCAAGACAAAGGCGTGGAGAAAGCCAAGCCCATGCACTACGCCCAAATGCAGGTGTACATGCTGGGCACCAAGATCGACCGCGCTTTATACGTCGCCATCTGCAAGGACGACGACCGAATCTGGACTGAACAGATTAGCTTTAATGCAACCATCGCTAATCAACTGGTAGAGCGAGGCAAACGCATCGCCTTGTCTGACAGGATGCCAGAGCCGTTGAGTGCCGATCCGAGCTGGTATCAGTGCAAGTATTGCCCGGCACATGAGTTTTGCCACAAAACAAAGACTACCAAAGAGGTGAACTGCCGCACCTGCGCGCACTCTACCGCAACGCCAAACAGCACATTCACTTGCGCCAGGCATGATGATCACACAATCCCGTTGGAGTATCAGCGCATCGGATGTGAAGGCCATGTCCTGCACCCTGACTTAGTACCGTGGAAAATTAGGTTTGGTTGGTGCCAATTTACCGGCATTTACATGATTGATGGCAAAGAAGTGGCAAACGGAGAGCCGAACGAAACAACATTTACTAGTAAAGAGATCTTGGCGAATCCTGCGACGTGTGCGAATCCGGATAGGTTTGTTCGGGAAATGCGCGAGATCGGCGGGAGGGTGATTGGGTGATGTTGAGAGATTACCAGCAACGCACCATTGATCAACTCTACGCATGGTTCGCGGCAGGCAACGAGGGCAATCCATGCTTAGTGCTGCCGACAGGCTCAGGCAAGAGCCATATTGTCGCGGCGCTGTGCAAAGACGCCCTGAAAAATTGGCCGGAAACGCGCGTCTTGATGCTGACGCACGTGAAAGAGCTGATCGAGCAAAACGCCGAGAAGATGCGCCAGCATTGGCCTGGTGCCCCGATGGGCATTTACTCGGCCAGCATTGGGCGTAAGCAACTAGGCGAGCCGATCACGTTTGCGGGCATCCAGTCGATCCGCACCAAGGCGCAAGAAGTTGGGCACATTGACTTGGTGCTGATTGATGAATGCCATTTGGTAAGTCACAAGGACGAGGGCGGATACCGCACCTTCTTAGCCGAGCTGCAAGCCATCAACCCGGCGCTGCGTGTGGTGGGGCTTACCGCCACGCCTTACCGCCTGGGGCATGGCCTTATCACTGATGCCCCGGCAATCTTTGCCGACCTGATTGAGCCGGTCAGCATTGAGGAGCTGGTATTCCGGGGCTACCTGTCAAAGTTGAGGAGCAAAGTGACCGGGGCGCGGCTTGATGTGTCAAAGGTCAAAAAGCGCGGTGGCGAGTACATCGAGGCAGATTTACAACGAGCGGTGGATACCGACGACCAGAATCACGCCGTGGTGCGGGAAGTCATTGCTAGGGCAGAAGATCGCAAAGCATGGCTGTTTTTCTGCACTGGCGTTGCTCACGCTCAGCACGTGGCCGAGGTTTTGCAAGAGTACGGCATCGACGCTGCTTGTGTAACTGGCGACACGCCAAAAGCTGAAAGGGCCGCAATTCTTGCGGATTTTAAGGCTGGCAAACTCCGCGCGCTGACTAACGCTAACGTGCTAACGACGGGCTTTGATTACCCGGACATTGATCTAATCGCCATGCTTCGCCCCACTATGTCCCCGAGCCTTTATGTGCAGATGGCAGGCCGAGGCATGAGGCCAAAGAGTCACACCGATCATTGCCTAGTGCTCGACTTTGCTGGCGTGGTCGAGACTCACGGCCCGATCACCGCGGTTCAGCCTCCGAAGAAAGCGGGATCGGGCGAAGGCGAGGCACCTGTAAAAGTATGCGACAACTGCGCCGAGCTTTGCCCTATCTCAGCCCGTCAGTGTCCAGCATGTGGTTTCGAGTTTCCAGAGCCTAAGGTAAAAACTTTTACCTTACGCGATGACGACATTATGGGCATTGAAGCCCAAGAGCTGGAAGTTACAGAGTGGAACTGGCGCAGGCATGTGAGCAAGGCATCGGGCAAGGAAATGCTCGCCGTGACGTATTACGGAGCGTTAAGCGACAAGCCTATTACCGAGTACCTTCCTATCAATCATATAGGCTACGCAGGCCAGAAAGCATTGGAAGCGTTATGGAACGCAAAGCAGAGCAGCAACGCGCCAACCGCTCAAGATACTTCGCTTGATGGCATTGCGGATGCAATGAATAGGGGCGTTGCACCCACCACCATCACTTACAAACAAGACGGCAAATTTTACCGGGTGCTAACTAGATCATGGCAATGACTAAGAAAGAGCGTTTGCAGATGGAGCGGCTCGAACGCTTGCTTGCTGCCGAGCGCGAGAGGTCAGAAAGGCAATGGGAACTTTATAGAGAGATGCTGTGGGAAAATGTTGATCTCAAGATAAAGCTCGAGGAAATTGAAAAAGTGTTAAGGGGCGAATATGATTGACCGCATCCCCACCGAGCATGAAGAACAACGCGAGTTTGTCCGATGGTTCCGCCAGACCTACCCAGGCGTCAGAATATTTGCCATCCCCAACGGCGGGGCTAGGTCGCCAAGCGTGGCAGGTCGCCTCAAGGCCGAGGGCGTGTCAAAAGGCGTGCCAGACCTTTACATCCCGGCGTGGCGGG